CTTTAGACATTCCAGCTAAATTTGATCCAGCTGCCTTGAAAGCACCTGAAAGACCTTTTCCTCCACGAATGGCTTCAGTAACTTCCAATATAGTTTTACCCAGCTTATCTTTCATATCGGATTTTAGTTTATCCAATTCAAAGTATTGACGTATTCCTCCCTTGAAATCTAGCTCTGCAAATTTATTGAAAGTTCCAAGAGTTTTAGCCGCTTGGTCTGACATATTCTTCATTTGTTTGTTTTGCGCTTCAAGTGTTTGAAGTGCATTTTTTTGTTGTTCCACCAAAGCAAGAGCTTGTTCGCGCTCGGCCGTAGTCATTCCAGAACTTTCATCTTTCAGTTCTACTATTTTTCTTTCTAACAATTCTTTTTGTTTTGATAAATCGACCTCTTGGTATTGACCAATTGCCGCTTTATCTATTTGACCAACTACTTCTTTTTCCAATGAAACTATATCACTAGTTACGGATTTACCAGCTTCTAATTCTTGAACAAAATCTCTTGTTATAAATTTTTGATTTTGTAGGATTATCTCAGACTGTGCAAGTATATTGGTTTGTTGTTTTAGTAATTGTCTGGCTCCACTCGCTTCTTCAGAAAATTTTGCAGAGTTCTCTCCAAGTTTTTCCATTAGTTGCTGAGAGAGATTTAATTCAGTATTGGTCTCTCGTTTAAGTGTAAGTAATCTTTTATCAGCCTTTTCGGCTTTATCTAATCTGTCTTCGGCTTCTTGTTCTGCCTGTTCTCGTTCTTCCCTATACTTTTTAAGTTCCTCTTGATTTTTTTTGGATTTCTCTTCTAAATCAAGAACTTTTTTTTGTGATACCTCTATTGATGTTTGTAACTTTACAATTTCCGATTTATTGTTTACCGAGTCTTTTTCTAAGTCATTTAGTTTTTCTTGTTTCTTTACAAGTTCATCTACGGTCTTTGAATACTCTTGACGTATAGTTCTCCCCTTCCGAAGAGCATCTACTTCCTTTTCGGCTAAATCTACATTTTTTTTGGTATCTTTTTCTGCCATATACTATAAGACTATCGCATTAGTCTTTTGTACTTATCCCTATCTTCTGCTGCTTTTTTACAAGCATCTGGATATTTCTTACAATAATCATCTATGTTCTTTTGCATTTTATCATATGATGACCACATATCTTCGATAGACTTTACAATACTTGGATTTTTTACAAATGCCTTCTTTAGTCTTGCTGCTTTTTTGTTTACTATAAAATTTATTATGATGTCTAATAAATCTTCTTTGAACGATGCCATTACATTCTCCATAAAAAGTAGGGTTTACATACCTATAAATATGTAAACCCCGAATATTATCGTCTTGGTGTTGAAGAAAATGTTGGTGTAGAACGTTTTGTCTTGTTATATTCGCCTTGTTCTGCCTTATTTCTTTCTTCAATTGCCTTAGAAATTTGTTGTATGTAGAACCGTCTTAAGTGAATTGGTAGGCTATACACTTCTTCCCATGTAAATCCACCCTTTCCATAGTAACACAATGAGAAAATCTCTTCATGTAATCCTAGTTTATAATCAGGTGCCAGGCCAAAAAAAGGAAACATCCATTGGAATGTCTATCTCCTTTACTTCACCTGTTGCGTCTGAAACAAATGTAAAGGTCATGTCAAGGTCAGGTGAAATTACCTTCATATGACCACGAAGAGCTCGTGAGTCTAAAGCAAATAGTTCGTTATCAACAAAGTTGTTTATTGTTGCACGTCCCGTTTCACCGTCAACTGCCAATATAAGATTTTTCAAACGTGTTGTTAGTTCACGATCTATACCTGTACGGACTGTTGTTTTATTCATTCCTTTGATTTCGGTTTGAATATCTTTTTCTAACTTATGTGTCATTAAGCGGAAAGTGACAACCCGCTTCGACTGCGGGAGTTCAAAGTCGAATTCATTTATTCGACGCTCGAATAGAGAATAATCCACCTCCTTGTGTTCTATTTGAGTCAGGTCAATTGTAACTTTTTGTTTAGTACCCGGAGAAAACGGGTCGTCAATTTCCACTACATAATCTTTTCCATATCCTAAAATTCTAGCTGCAACCATGATTGCATTTTTATCACCAACAAATAAATCTGAATAATTTACAGGTGTAACAATCAATGACTCGAATAACTTATCAAGAACAACGCCTTGTTTGATAAGATTCTGTGAGGTTAGAATATCTTCTTCCTTTGCCGTCATATACTTCATCTCAATAACACCTTCCGCTAACGGATGGCCTTCGGGATAAAGAAGTCCCTTTGATGGGAGAGGTACAATTTCTGTTGGAAAGTTTGATTTCTTGACCGAGGTCTGTTTGAAATCTGCCATGAGATTGGCTTTTAGTTCTTCGTCGGTCATCTCCATAGCTGTCTTTGGGAGATTATATCCGGTTGATACTTGTGCCATAACTAAATCCTATAACTAAATGAAACAATATTGTTCGTATAAATAAATATGAGTTAGAGTAAATTTTCTATGAGGGTTTCAAGAATATAAACTGGATTTTCATTTATATCTGATTCCCAAAACCGGAGGAGGGTGTATCCGTTTGAGTAGGCAATTGCGGTTTTCTTTTTATCATTTACCACATTCTTGGTTTGTTCCTTCATAATAGGGATTTCGTGTTTTGTACCAGGTTTGCAGTGCCAGAAGTCTCCGTCTACTTCGATGAGGGTATTCTTACTTGGAATGTAAAAGTCATAGAAGAATCCTGATAACTCATATTGATAGATACATTCTATACCATGAGATTCTAGCATATCTTGCATTAGACGTTCTGGTTTAGACATTTTACCTGATGTTAGTCGTTCTCTTCGGTTGATGGCAAGTTGTTTTTTCATCTGTTCACGGTGTTCAGGGGATTTTGGTTTGCCAGTCAAAGATTCGGAAATTTTCTGTTTTCGGTCTATGTTATTTTTTAGAGAATTTTTCAATTCGGTTGCCCGATCTTTCCCAACTATCTCCTCTAATTTTTTCCCAGTGTGATGATGTACTTTTTCACCAGATGCATATCTCCTTTTTCGAGTTTCTCCCGATTTACGAGCACCATCCGGCGAATAAAATCCGCCCGTTGTCCTAACGTAATGACCCTGTTTGAAATCGTTAAACTTTTCTTCTCTGTAATTCCATAATACAATTTCCCTACATCCACATTTACACAGTGGGTCTTCACCATTATTGTATACCAGCTTTCTAACAACCTCCGATGGAATCTCATGCGACTTACGATAATGTAGAGAAATACTGGTGTAGTTATCGTATTCCTTCTCACATAAATGACATTTGAATGTTTGCATAATGAAAAATCCCTATATTGTTTAGTATCTTTACTAATAAATATAGGGAATTTTTCTCAAACTTACAAATGACTATACAATTTTCTGTATAAGATTGTATAGTCGTAGTAAACTAGAACTGAAGTATGGCGTAATCATAAGCCAAGTCAAGAGATATTTCTACGAAGTTATCTGTTGACCAATCCATATCACCGAAAGTTGTTCCTGCAATAAATGCACCCTTCAGTGTCCATTCTTCAATCTTATCACCAACTGGACCAAGAACGTTGAATGTAATGTCCTTCTTATAGAAGTCAGAATAACCATCACGACCTGTTACAGATTCGTGTGATAAACGAACCCACTCCATAACTGCCTGTGCAGCTGATGGTACGATTGGGTCATATAGCTTGATAGATACATTCTGCCATTCACCCTTACCCTTTACCTTACGCTTGACATTGATATGATCAAGTGTAATTGGGTTGAATGTAATATTTGGTCTACCCGCACCCTTGATAAGATAAGCAGGGACACCTTCAATATACATGATAAACCGGTTGGCAAGTTTCGGTTCATATGGGGTAAAAAATATTTCGGTAGGATCGAGTAGTTCAGCCATTTATTTCTCCAAGTTTAAAAATCTCTTTCATATAAATATAGTTACCTTCAGAAAAAATTGGGGGAGTATATTTCAACTCCCCCCGTTTATTTCATTAGGCACCTGGGAATGCTGCACCTGTTGATTGAATGTTGAAGTCAAGAATGATGAATTCAGCAGTTCTAGCAGGTTGTAGGTACAATTGACCATAAAGAATGTTACGGTCGATGATGTCAGGTGTGTTGTTCGACTCATCCATGATAACACGGAAGGCATAAAGACCTTGACGTTGTTGGATTGACTCAAGATAAGGAGTAACGATGTTCAGGA